ATCTTGTTTATTAGCATACACCAATTCAGGTTCTAATGCCAAATATGCTTCAGGTTCGTTTGGTATCCAAAAGTTATTTTTAATTTCTTGGATTGCTCGGCGCTGACCTTCATCTTCCAATAATCGCTCTTCACCCCATAGAGTTTGTGATACGATAGAAGGATATTTTTCCTGCACCTCACACCACTTTTGAAACAAGGTGTATTCTTTCACATCCATTTGTGAAACATAACCTAATTCTTTAATGGTCTGCTCACGCAGTTCATCTTCTGTAAATTTCAATGGTTCTATTGGCGTTTGTTCTTGCCATTTTTGCCATTGTGTTTCTACATCATCTTTTGGATCAAAGCTGTATGCCATTGCCTGTCTTTTTATGGTTACGAACTGCTTTTTTAACTACCTTTTGTTGTTTTCTTTTAGCCATCTGTAATGAAACGGGACCAACATTGTCAATGAATTTTTTACCATTCATATGTTCTAATTCATGGACAAAACATCGAGCAGTTATTCCTTTTAATGTTGTTTGTTGTAACTGCCCATGTTCATCGGTATACTCAACGACAGCTGATTCTGGTCTTGCTATTTTAAGATATAAACCAGGGTAGGAGAGGCAACCTTCATCCATTTTGATAACATCATCCGAAACCGATATTACTTTAGGGTTAATACAAGCCATTTGAAAATCATCAGTACCAATTACAAACACCCTTTCAAAAACGCCACATTGATTAGCAGACAACCCAATACCACCATAGAGTTTTCTGGTTAATTGTAACCTCTTAATCAAGTTTGACATATGTGGATTTGGTAAAGAACCTTTATACTCAGGCATTTCAACAGCTAACATTGGATGATCACCTTCATATAAAGGCAATCTGTTTATAGGTTCTTCTACTATACCAAGGCCAGTATCAATTTTTAAAATATCATTCATTTTTTAAACACCCACCTTTCTGCAAAGCTTTTAGCTTCTTCTTCTGTTTTGAACCAAGCATTTTGATGATAATCACTAGAGGCTTCAAACATAACAACCTGATAAGTACTATCATTACAAGGAAAAACATCTACTGTTCTTTCACAACCATCAGTAATACGAATTTGATCTTTTGTCATTTTACAATCCTCGAAAAGTTTTTCTCTTTAGCAAAACGAATTACATTTAAAAATTTGTCTTGCAAAATATCTCCTTTGTGAGAGATAACAAATAAGTTTACACCTTCTAACATATGAAGTATCTTCATTAGTTCTTCTGTACCGTTAGAATCAAGGCTAGAATCAAATGTTTCATCAAGTATTAATAGATTGGTATTAGATGAATTCTTTAATTTGGCTACAGCACGCCAAGTCAACATCAATGCCATATCAATTCGTTGTTTCTCACCTTCACTAAAGTTGTTATAAGTAAATTCATCACGATGCCTAGATTTAATTGTTTCTTTAAATGATTCATCAAGGTTAAAGTTGACAAAGAAATCTAATGAAGCTAAATACTTATTGACCAATTTATTAATAATTGGCAAATACTGTTTTACAATCTTTGTTTTAATGCCAGTATCTTTTAATAAATTACTTGCGACTTCATAATATGTCCGTTCTTCTATTAATTCTTTTAAGTTTGATTGCAGTTCTAACAAGAAATCTTTTAGTGCTTTCAGGGTTTGTTCTTCTTTCTCTGATACTACTTTAGATTCTTTTAACTCATCCACTAATTTACTTAAACGAGCAATCAGTTTATTTGTTTCGTTAATTGTGGTATTATTTGTTGCAATCTCTACTTGTTTTTGTTGAATCTGTTTTTGTTTCTCATTGATTTCATTCAACTTCGATTGTTCTTCATTTAGTTTTTCTTCTAACTGCGAAAGACCGTGTTCGCACTCAATAACTTTGGTGTTGAGGGTTGCAAGCTCTTCCTGTTTAAAAGAACTGGCGATAGCTTGCCTACATGTTGGACAATCGTCATGCGATTGAAAGAAACTGATATCCTTACGAAATTTGGATAGATTCGTTTCAATCTGCGATTCAAATTTTGTAATTTTCTTAACCTTAGCCTCTGTTTCAATTTTACTCGCAACAGCCAATTGGAGTTCTTCTGTTTCGGTGGTAAGGATTGCAACATTGGCGAGTAAGTTGGATATGGTATCGTTGTGGCTTTGTATCTCCTCAGCATATTCATTTACCTTATCTTCATTGTTTTGTTTGAGTTCTTCAATATGCTTCTTCTGCATATCATATTTTTGTTGTGCAAGGTCTATCTCATGTTTCTTTTCTGAAACCAAATCTTTATTATTAGATAGTTTATCTTTCACCAAAGAATTCATTGTAGAAAAGATTTGAATGTCTAACAAATCTTCAATGATGGCTCTGCGATCAGAAGCCGACAACTGCATAAATGGTGTAAACGAAGCACTACCAAGAATTACAATCTGAGTAAATGACTTGTAATTTAATTTTAAAATAAACTTTTCTAAAAACTCCTGATAGTCACGGCTTGCAGCTTCTTGGTTGATTAAATCGCCGTTACAATATATTTCAAAAACATTTGGTTTAATGCCACGAACAATACGATAGTTCTTATTGTTGGTATCAAATGCAACTTCAACTACACAATCTTTGGTGTTGATTGAATTAACAAGTTGTGGTTTATTAATGTTACGAAATGGTTTACCAAATAGACCAAAACACAACGCATCAAGCATCGTGCTTTTACCAGAACCATTTTCGCCAACAACCAAAGTATTGGTATTACCAGACAGGTTAATTTCTGTCCAGTAATTGCCAGTGCTTAATAAATTTTTCCACTTTAAATTACGAAATAATATCATTCAGCCACTTCTGTGTTTAATGCCTCAACATATAACTCACGCATAATATTTTTAAGCTTATCAGATTCCACATCTAATGTCAAGTTATCAATATACTTGGAAAGAATTGTCATGGTATCTTCTGCCTGATCCACAATGTCTTGATCAGTATCAATAAGAACATCACTAAAATCTTCTACGATGGATAAATCAGCAACACCTGCTTTGTAAATGTTATCTACTACATGATCAAACAAATATGGGTTCTGTTTGTTTAGTACCACAATTTTAACATAGGTATTTTTAAGTGCATCAAAATCATATGTTTTCCACCAATCAAAATCAAATGCGGTATCATCATATGATACCTTGTTAAACATTGTAAATGGGTTACGAACAAATTCTAACTGCCGTGTTTTTGTATCAAATATATGAAAACCTTTTGGGTCATTGTAGTCAGACCATGTCATCTCATATGGTGTACCAACATATACAATATTGTGGTCAGATGATTTATGGTGAAAATGACCAGACAAAACAATATCATAACTCTTTAATAAGTCTTTGTCAATCCCTACTTCTGAAACATTACCACGATCCATTTCAAACCCAGCAATTTCAAAGTGACCAAAGGCAATCTGTGAACTAGATTCTTTTATTTTCTGTAGTATTTCTTCTGCATTTTCATCGCACATCCAAGGCACAATATCAATGGCGACACCATCAAACTCTACAGTTTCAAATTCTCTATAATATTTGACATTGTTATATTCATTCAACAAAAGGCCAGTTGAATTTACTTCTAGCGTATTTTTAAATGCTACATCGTGATTACCAAGGAGTGTGAAAACAGCAATGTTTAATTTTTCGCACTTCTCAAAAAAATATTTGCGGCACAAATAAAGGCTATTGAAATTGATATATTTCCTTCGGTCAAATAAATCACCCATCTGAAATATATCAGTAACTTTATTTTCAACTAGGTACGGAAAAAATACCTCATCATAGAATCGTTCAAAGTATTTGTGGAAGTCTAACGAATCACCTCGAGCACCGAAGTGAGTATCACCAAGAATACATATTTTCATAATAATTTAGTTTTGAAGGCTTCGATTTCGTCTTTGAGCCTAAGTTTTCTTTTCTTAATCATGGTAACTAATCTATCTTCACCATAATGTTTTTGTTGTTCTGCTAATTGAACATCTAATTCATCATGTTCTTGTTGCAAATGTTTGATATGATTTTTTATTTTTTCTGTATCCATTTACCACTCCAAAGCTTTAATATCTGACATATCACATGGGTTTTCTTTACTACAGTTCTTGTGGACAAAATAAATCAAAGGTACGCAAGCGGTCATTGTAACACAAATAAACAGAATAATCAAGCGTTTCACGGCAAATCTTCTTCAATAAATTTCTCTAGGCCTTTGGTCTTGCCTTCTTTTTTCTTGCGTTTGTTTTCTTCAAAATTGTAAATGAATTCAGAAATGTTTTCATAAAGTTCAAACTGCCTCATATTTCCGTTCTCATCTTCCATCATTTCAAATTCATCTAATATACCAAACTGTTCTGTTGCCTTATACTTAACATATAATTGTTTCTTCTCTTTCATAATACGGCGAAGAAATGCATAGTAAATAATCTGTGTGAAATAGGCAAATGGATTCTTAGATTTGTCTGGATCAAAGTTACGGAAATACATCAGACAGTTTTCAATACCATCTGCAATCATTTCATCACGGAAAGAATAAGAGATGAAATTAGGTTTGCGTGATAGGTGATCTGCAATCTTCAGAAAACATTCACCAATATAATTTGGTATTTGTGGATCTGGTTTCTTTTTCTTTTTGGCTTCATCACAAGCCTTTTTGTATTCAATTAACGCAGCCAGAAAGTCGGCATTGTTCACATAATGTTTAGTTGCTTTTGTCATCTTCGCCTCTTTTTACGCTTGACA